TTCCCGAATCATATACAACACGACCGCCCGACTTACCGAACTGAACATCAGCACCTATACCACGGATACCAAAGTTTTTTATATCAGCCATTATTATCTCCTATAATTAGCCATTTAAATAATTATTCCATATACTATACACGGAATAACAAACACCAGAAAATCCTAAGATTTTTAGTATTTTTCGCTTTTTTCTATTTTTTATACCTCGGAAGAATTCTCAAGGCACTGCACGGAAGATTCTCATGCATTTGAATACTTGGAAGATATCTCAAGTATCGTAAGTGTTAAATCACTTACATATGTATTTATATAAAAAGAGGGAAAAGAAAAGTACAGAGATAAAAAAAGCCCTCATTGAGGGCTTTTTCACTTAATTAAAAGTTTTAGTTAAAAAGTACAAACTGCTGATAGTGCCTGACCCATAACTTCAGCGGACCATGCTGATGCATCTAGTCCACCTTGTATTGCGAAGTGCATTACACCACCGTGGGCTCCGTCGATACCTGCTACAGTCCAACCTGCTGATTGTAGTGCGGCGCTTACTGCGTCTAGAGCCGCTTGGTCGGCTACTGCCGCGTCAGATACTACTACTGTAGTAGTTGAACCTAAGCCATTACCTTTTTGTGCTATTCCTGCCATAATATTTCTCCTTAAGAAATGTTAATGTTATTAATTTAAACTCTGAGATAATATCTCATTGCTTTTTCTGTTAGGGTTTCATAACCCTACACTCTTATTTATCAAATATAGGGGTAAATTAAGGTGTTTGTTAATGATATTAACTATTTTATTAGCCAATCATAACACCGAGGGGTGCTGAACCATCGATATATAGTTTCAACTCAGTTTCTAGTTTGTCTATATCTGCGGTTGCATCTGCTTTGAGAACATCACCATTTAATGAAACTCCACCTTGTGCGCCTGGAAGTGAAGCAAATTTTGAACGGGCTTCACCTATCATCTTCTTACAGTATGCTAGTGAGTAATCTCTCATCCATGATTTTAAATATGGGTCAGTTAGTAGTTGGTCGTCTGAACGTTCTAAGTAAACATGAAGAAGAACCATCTCATCTGCTCTCATTTTTCTTAAGAGTTTTAATTTATGAGTAGTTGGATTCCAAATAAATTGTATATCCTGTGCCGCAATTCTGTTCAGAGTTTCACGATACTGAGCAAATAATTCATATGTTGAAATGCCACCTACGTGATTGTTCATAAAGAAATATGAATTTGCATACGCTAATTCAAATGGATCCATATCTACACCAGCAGATATACCATGTCCAAATGAACGATGATGAATCTTTTTTACTTCTGTTATTTCTTTAGGAAGTGAGTATTCATCTACCTCTTCCTTTAATTCCATAGTATAGAAATCTTCTTGTACTGCATTCTCTGAACGTTGTCGTATTTTATCTACTGCAATATCAATTGCAAGGTCGTAGTGTTCTGGGTCCAATTCAATATCAATCATACCGTCACCAAGTAACAGTCTAATCTGTTTAATTACATCATTTCTTATCTTATTGCGTGTTTTTGCCATCGTTTGACCTCAATACGTTTATAGTAAACTACTTATAACAGTATTTATCAAAAAACTTTTATAATCAAACTGTGAACATTAAATCTTCCATTCATTTTGACTTCGACACTGTTAATAGTATCAAATTCTTTGATTATTGTACGTTTAGCACCCTTTTTGAAGATTGCTAACTGGTCAATTGGCTTTCTGAGTGTTTTACATACACTTGTTTCAGCGTTGAAGCCTTGAATAGTAGTACCCTTGACACTCAGTCCAGAACCATCTCTCTTTAATTTCATCGGGTCTATATTTTGTGCATGATATATTCCTAGTTTTCTTGTCTTAGAATTATACACAACGGCTCCATTTGCTCCTATTAATTCACTTGGATTGACACTAATCGATTTAGTATCGGCATGATGGTCTAGATATTTGAACTTTTTGACTTGCTTTTCAGCACTTACTATCTTTTTCTTACGTGGCTTTCTTGTTATTTTTCCTTTTAATACGATATTATCACATGCATCCATTATCGTTTTATACATCTTATACTGGTTCTTTATAACATCTTTAGTCATATGCGAATATCCCTCTTTTAGTTGGTTATGCATATCTTTTTGATGTTTATCCATATCTTTTGTGTTTGGTGGATTAACAAGTTCACCAAAATCGTCAAACATTGGTTGATACAGTGATGCTATCATTTTAGCATGATTAGGCTTTGCATCAACAATTAAAAGCATTCTCTGAGGGTCAAACTTTGTTAACATTTTAGTTGACCCATCATATTCTTCGATGAAGTCTTCAATCTTGTCTGACATTTCTAAAGACTTATTGAATAAAAGTTGTTGAATAGATGGTTTATACTTTGTCACTTTAATTTTATCTTCTACTGCTTTTTCTTTTTTAATCTTTTTACCAACTTCAATAATGGAATCTATATCCCTTTTGACTTCTATAGTTGCATCTCTCATTCCGTCACCCATAAGTCCAGGCATAAGTTTCATATATGCTGAAACATCCTCGTGATTGTCTGGCATTCCTTTAGATAATGCTCTGACATATCCGCCAAGTGTACTTTTAGTCCGCCAATCTTCTGCTGACTTGTATGACCTGATATCTTCTTTTGAATATCCATTAGAGGACATCCAGTCCGTTACCCAAGAAATAAAATCTTTTGTTTTAAAGTAATAACCGTAATAATAAGAAACACGAGAACGTTCTCTGTAATACTTTTCTCCTGACCATTTATCTGCGTCTTTCCAATCTGGCTCCGAGCCTATAAACGATTCGTCAGAGTATTTTCCTTTCGTTGCTTTCTTTTTTCGTCTTATCATTGTTGTTGTCACAAGTCCCTCATACTTTTTATATATCAATATAAACAGATATTATATGTCAACTCTATCATTTTGTCAAGTTTTTTGCGTTTTATTATCAAATCTTGCTGTTTTTGTATTCATATCTACTTCTCTAATTCTTTTTATTAGATTTACATCAAGTGCATTTATTAGCATTGCACTTCTAAATTCATCACTCTTATTTGGCATAGTACTATGTAATGTTCTTGAATTATATATCAATGCATCGCCTGGATTAGAAACGAATTGAAATCCTTCTGTCGTTAACAAGTCGTTATATTCTTCTTGGTTCTCTTCTATATCTTTATAATAAAATCTACTTTTGTGTGAACCAGGTAAAATACATGTTGCGCCATTTTCTAATGTGAAGTTATCTAATGGAATAATAATCTGTACACCAAATAGTTCATCATTTGATAAACGAGCAAAATCTTCAAATCTATAAGGAGTATCAATATGAGCCCTTATCTTTTGACTTCCAGGTCTAGTCGTAATAGTGTCAACAATATGGATGTTCCATTCTTTACCCTTGAACATCGCATCAATATATCTGCTTAAATTATCTACTACAGGTTGCCACATCTCTCTAGGTGGCTCTTTACTCCACCAGACGTTATATTCTCTACCTTTGCGATGTTTTGCGTAGTATACCCCATTTACAGCGTTACCACGGTGTATATTCGCTGGGTTTATTGCCCACAACTTAAACTGTCTTACTGCAAATGGAGAAATTATCTCTTTTATGGAGATGTATCCTTGATTATCATGATTTAACATTATTCATACCTTCCTAAATGTTTATTTATAGTTTTTGAATTATATAATACTATTATATGATAAATACAGTAAGAAGTCAAATAATGGAGAACATTTAATATGGCAAGACTAAGCCTCTGGAATCCTAAAAAGGGTAACGATTATAAATTTATTGATAAAACCGTTAAGGCGCACTTTGACCACGGCGGAACATCACTACTGATTCATAAGTATATTGGGTCACAAGATAAAACTGCGGCAGAATATGACCCGGCGTCACCTGCAATACAGGATTTACTCTTTTTAGAGAATCGAGATAGAAAATATGAAAAAGATTTATACGACTTAAGAGGCGTATATACTGTATCTGACCAAGATTTCGAATTATCTCAATTCGGTATGTTCTTAGGTAACGACCAGCAAGTGTTCACACTACATTTAAATGAAATGGTAAATATGTTGGGTAGAAAATTAATGACTGGTGATGTTATCGAACTTCCTCATATGCGTGAAGATATGATGCTAGAAGGAAATGACGGCGAAGACCCAGATGCTGTTAATCAGTATTGGGTTGTCCAAGAAGCAACAAAGAGTGCTGAAGGATTTGACGCTGGCTGGTGGCCACATGTATGGCGAGTTCGTTGTAAGCAACTACAAGACACACAAGAATACAAAGATATTCTTGGTACAGGCGAAGATGCGGCAGACTTAAAAAATATTCTGTCTACTTACAATAAAGAACTTCAAATTACTGATGCCATTGTACTTGAGGCACAAGACAATGTTCCTGGAAAATACTGGGACTACAGAACAAACAATTTAATGTACGCAACACCAAGTAATCATCCAGATGATGTAGATTACGCAACTGTGGCATATGGAAAAGAATTTCCAGATTCTCCAAGTGTTGATTCATACTTCTTAAGAACAGACTACACACCATCAAGATTATTTCAATACAGAGATAGTAAATGGTACAGAATTAACGATGATGATGGAGCATGGGAAGTTGGACATGCGTTACATAATCAATTTATTAATAATGCAGGTACAGTGCAACTAGATGATGGTACTATTATAACATCAAAGGTTAATCTGTCAAAAGCAGTAAGACCAAAGGTAGACTAATATGGCACAAAATCATTTCTATGACAATCAGATTCGAAGATATATTCTACAATTTATTAGAATGTTCAGTGGATTCACAATTAAGACTGGAAGCAAAAAAGATGACGGGATAACTGATTATTATATCAGAGTGCCAGCAAGATACGGAGATGTATCTCGTATGGCGGCAACTATTCTCAAAGGAAACTCTGAGAACGTAGTAAACTCTGCACCATTTATTGCGGCTCATGTTCAAAGTTTACAACCAGACAG